GTCCCATCGAAGACCCGGCAAGCGAAACGGCATGCTCAACCGCAGATCATCACCAGCCGCAACCAAAACTGGAGACCATCCAACAGGAGTCTCGATCCGGACCTGAAGGGGCCCACAAGTGGTACGGCGCGTACGTCTTTCCGATCGCAAGTACGGGATCTCAAGAATGGTGTATTCGGTTCGCATGGGGAGGTAGACCTGAAGCACGCCGGTGCGACGACCTCCTAACTGGCCCGGACCCATCAATGGGCGCGCAATGCTCCCGTCCCACGACCCTGTGACCAGATCCTGATTGCTATAATCGTCCGGGAGATAAACCACTCTCATTTCACTCGTAGGACGCAAAGTAACGACAAACCCACCACTGTAAAACCGAAAGATCTGCGAAAGCCACGCCAACTGTCCAGGGTTGCTCAAACCAGGTTCCGTAGGCCGGAAGAACTCGCCGGGCCAAAACGACGAAACACCATCGGGCAAATCGGCTAGGAGCAATCCCGCACGCTTCATGAGACTGCTGCTGTCCTGGTCCAACATACGAAAACCTTGTGGGACGGGATCGGGAGACTCACCAGACGGGCCAACTGGCACCACATCAGCCTCAGGGACAAGGCCTGATTCCATCTGCGCTCGAAAGCCAGTGGCGCGAAACCATAAAGTGTCCTCCAAGGCAACAGGACCGGGCGCGACTAGAAAGAAAGTGTCGCGATCAGTGGTCCGACCATCGGTGCGCACGGTGGTGTCAAAGTACTGTTCATCCAGAACGTCAGTGGACTCAAATCGGGGAGTCAGGATTCCACGGTCCCACAGAAGATCGCACATCTTCCACGTGATGACGTTGGTCGTTGGGAGCTTGCAACGAAACAAAGCTTCAATGATCCTAAGGCGAAGACTCGACCACACCTCACGCGGGTGCCCAAACGCCCTCCTGAGGCAGTCGTTTATGTTGTCGATGAGCGCAACCACAAGGTCACCGCGCGAGGCTGACACCCACTTCAAAGACGACAAATAGTTCGGGTCGTCAATGTCAGGAACTGCCCAAAATTCCACCCCTGGCTTGCGAAGGGGGTCCCGGATGCTCGTCAACTTAAGGAAAGACAGGTCCACTCCATCCTGCCACTTCTTGCCTTCAGCCTCCTTGTTAGCAGCAGTGTACCGCACGCCATGTTCAGTGAACCAATCACGGACTGTAAGGAAATTGAACCAAGGCTGCACTTCGGCACTCATGTGGACCTTGTGATCATCGCCCATGACAACCATGCGCGTGTTCATACGAAACGCCCACCCGCACGCGACATCAGGAGAGTGCTTGCGCGCCAACGACAACCACGCAAAAATCATCAAAGCCTCACACATGACGTTATTGATCAGGCTAGTGGTCCCATACACACCAGACAACTGGCTACCATGTTGCTTGTAAACATTGCGCCCCACCATGAACGGGGATTTCAACACAATGTTAAGAAGGAGCTTACGCACTTCAGCATCCTTCTCAGTATACCGCTCGTCAAACTGGCGGTAAAACTTCTCAACAACACGACCAACGACATCACACAAAACCGGGCAGAAGTGAGCCTCAAACTTCTGGAAATCACCATCGAACCCACATGGCGACACAGTGTACAAATACTTCATCATGGCGTCCCAGTCAGGGGAATTGACGTTCATCCCTGCCGTCGGGGCCGCACGCCCATACATGCGGACACTCCAAGCCACAAACTCACCAAAGTACATCCGCATCAGCAGCAAGAACGACAAGTCGAACACGGTGATCACACGCGTCATCTGTGCATCCACCTTAGCCTGGGAACGAAGCTCGTCTTTCAAGTTGGCTTTCGCAAGCACCAACGGGGTACGACCGGCCAGCAACTCCGCATGCATGGCTTGGACGTT